GTGCCGCGCCCCGCCCTGCCGTGCCTGCCGTGCCTGATTATCTGCATCACACGATCTCAAACAGCCCGAAGCCGAGGCCGGCACTGTCCTTACTGTCAGGCCGTCCCTCTCCGATCCCAACCTGATACCCAACCCTGGCGATCAGGTTCGCGACGTCGATCTGTTGCAGCATCCCGGCGTCGTACCGAACCCGCAGTGTTGCGCTCCACTCCCGATACATCGGCCTGGATCGCAGGTCAATAACACCGGTCTGATTGCGGGTCGGCGTCACCCACTGCTCCGCAGTGCCGCTCGTCAGCCGCACCAACGGCGCCCCATCAACTCGGTCTAAGCCGTCTTGCATGACCATGAATGCCAACTTGGCGTGTGTCATCTTGAATCCACAGGCTCGGCATGCGCTGATAGCCCCATTGCGGAATGCTGCAGCATGGATGCCTTCCCATCCATCTTCAGATACGTGCTTAGCGCCCTCAAACAGCTCTTCAAAGTCCTTCGGATCCTTTGTCCTGCGAGACCTGGCGGCGCCTCCGGCCTCTTGAGTCTCGCGGATCTTCTCCATTGCCTTCGCGCTGAATCGATTGATCACCAGCGGCGAAGTGCCCTTGATGTTGATGCTCAGACGCCGGAAATCTGGCGGCGAGATCGTCGTAATTGCAGTGGCCATGTTTTTTTTGGGTGAGCGTGAATGAAAGAGCCTCGCGGCTCATGCCTCAAATCATCGCCTCTCGCTCCAGCCCCCGACCGCTGGCCTTGTGCCGGTTCTTAAACTGCCACAGCTCGTAGCTCAACCGTGATCCCCACCCTTCCCCTTAGATCCCGCTCCTGGGTCTTCTGCGGCGGCCGCTTGTCTCGGCCAACCGGACAGCTGGCCACAAATGTGCAGGGTTTGTCGCATGATGGTGCCATGGCAGCAGTGGCAGACAGGAAAGAGACGGCGCTGAAGCTGGCGCGTCGCAAGGGCCTGCTCCGCACCGGGCAGGCCGCGGCAGCTGGTGTCGTCACCCAGACCCGCGGGCGGGATGACGTTGTCGGCGTGTCCATCAGCCTCCTGCCAGCTGGGCGCGGAAGCGCTTGAGGGTGTCGATCAACCAGGAGCGGCGGTAGCTCTTGACCTGGCGCGGGGCGCCATCGACGTACTGCTGGCGCAGCGGTGGCTCCTGCCCGAAGTCCTCGCGGTAAGCCTCGGCCACCAGCATCCCAGCGGAGCGGTACTTGGTCCGCGGCAGCGCCTCCTGGAACACCTCCAGCCAGGCGTCGCTCAAGGTCAGCTCGTCATCGGTGGGGGTGCCGGGCAGCAGTCCCGAGCTCGCGGTGAGGACGTTACTGCGCACGATGTCCTTGAACAGGAGCTGGTCGCGCTGATCCAGGCCGCCGAGTCGCTCGAACAGTCCGATGCTGCGTTCCACCAGAGCGATCACCTCGGCTTCGCGCAGCCGGGGCACAGCAGTCGTCTCCACCGGTGCTGGCTGCGACTGCTGGACGCTCTCCAGGAACCAGCCGTCCATCCAGACCGCGAACGGTGCACTGATCCAGCGGGCCAGGTCGACCGCGACCTGGGGATGAACCCAGGTGCCGCCACCGCCGGCGCCGCCTGATCGGGACTCAACGAGGGCGTGGACGGAAATTCCGGCCACGCTTTTCAGGGCGTTCAGATACAGCTGGCACCGGTCGGACTCGCGATAGTCCTTCCACCGCTTGCCATTGGCTTTGCACATGGCTGTGGCATTGACGTAGCCATCAGTGGTGCGCCGAGAAATCGGCGTGCCGTTCCAGGAACGGGAGACCAGAGCGGGGTGATTCATCGATGCGACAGTTGCAGCGAGAGGGGATGACGTGTCTGTGTTGTTCATCGGTCTGGATGTAGTGGCAGCTTGTCTCGGCCAACCGGGATCAGCGGTCTTTTAGAGGGCAGGCATAGGCACATAGGTGGGGGAGATGAACCGCTTAATGCGAGTATTAGTCTTCCAGAGCTTATAGGCCTTGATGTGGCAGGCAAGCTGCACCTGTGCGCTTTTACTGGTATCTGCATTATTGATTAGCCAGTTCCTGAAACTGAGAATGGCATTGCCAGACTCTAACATCTCTCCAGAGCAGAAAAGAGAGTAATACTCTCGCGATAACTCGGCATCGTCTCGTCCTGGCGCCAGGCTTGACGAATACAGGTAGAGAAAAGCGGCAACTGAGCTATTCCGTGCTTTAATTGATTTGGCTTGCTGCTTGCTGAGCGCAGTCCGGCTCGCAGCATCAAATGCGGCGGAATCGTTTCTGTAAACTTCGAGGATTCGCTGCTTTGTAACTTGGCTTTGCGGGCCAGTCCACGTAATTCCAGGGCACTCGCGATACAAGATCGTTAATCTGACTGCGGCGGCGATTGAATTTGCATTGCCTACCAGTCCGTCAACCCTGAGGATGTCGCCGGCCGATCTTGAGACCCCAGTATCAATAGCCCTGAAGCATGCCGCGTCGCAATCTGTTGCGAGCATTAACTGTACGGGGATGCCACTACTGAGAATCGCCATGAGCCGATGCTGGCCATCAAGTAGTTGGCCGTCCTTTGCGATTGACACTGTTTGCGGGGTTAAAATCCAGCGGCCTTTCTTGATGTCATCAGCGATCTGATCTACAAGGCTCCGCCTATGAGGCCTGTTTCTGTCGTTGCATGCCAGTATGGTCCTCGCCCATTCGGGCGTCATTGTCACTTGCTTGATTTTCATTTGATCTGTGGGAGGAAGGGCAGCCACGAACCTCGGATCCCGCTTCAGTCCGGCCAAGGTCAGAGCGCCTGACCGCAGATCGGCCGCGTAGGCATCGAGTACCTGCCGCTGGTTGGCATCGACGTAGGACACCGCGGGAATGGATCTGACGCCCGGGATCCTGCGCTGCTCCAGGTCGAGCCCTAGGATCTTGACTAGCTCGAAGGCGGTGGATCGGCTGATTCCGGCGGCGGCGATCCAATCGGTGAAGCGCAGCCCGTCAACAACGGCAGCGGCCGCGACAAGGGGAGCAAGCATGGCAGATGGGAGGAGAAGTAGTCAGCCAGCGCGACGGAGCCAGCTTTTGCCCATGCTGCCCTCTCGCTCCAGCCCCTGACCGCTGGCCTTGTGCCGGTTCTTAAACTGCCACAGCTCGTAGCTCAACCGTGATCCCCACCCTTCCCCTTAGATCCCGCTCCTGGGTCTTCTGCGGCGGCCGGTCCGGCACAAACCGCCATTCAAGCCCCGGTAGCTCCGGCGGATAGCCCGGCGCCCACACCTCAGCAGGCAGGGCCAGCTCCTGCATCCCGCAGTCGCTGGCCAGCCATGCCGCCTCGATCGCCTCCCAGTCAGCCGTAGGCCTGGCGTCAAACCTCAGAGCCAGCGAGGCATCCACCGGCAGGCTCCCCCTCCGCCGCCGAAACGTCAGACCACCCTCGGATCTGGTCTCGGTGATCGGCACCGACGGCGGCTGGTACTGCCGGCTCACCGGCCGGATCGCAGGAAATGGCACGCTCACGAGATCACCACCTGATGCAGGTCGGACCGTCCCAGTCTGATGACCCGGTACGTGCCGCCAGCAGACCCGGACAGGTCCAGCAGGGCGCCACCGGGGGATGCCGCCAGCGTGAACGTGTCGGCTCCAAGCCCGCCGCTGCGGACCCAGTAGGTCTGCTGCTCCTCCAGCCCGGTCGGCAGTGTGCCGCTTGTCGCGGTGAACGTCACCTGATCCTCGGCGGCGAACCCGTGCGCCGTCGCCGTCGCCGTGTCCGTCGACAGGTTGAACGTCACCGCCTTGTCAACCATCCGATCTGTCGCCACGTAGCTCCCAACCCGGCACGACAGCTGGTAAGTGCCGGCACCGGTGAACGTGGCCGAAACCGTTCCCAGGTTTGTTGCTTTCCATGTCACCAGTCCACCAGCAGGCACGACCGGGGCGGTCCAGCTGTAGGTCAGATCTGTGGCGGTGCCGCTGATCGCTGCCGAGTAGTTGGCCGTCACCGGGCTGGTGCCGGTCGTCGCGCCGCTGATCGTGACGGTGCCGATGGTGCTGGTAGTGCCGGCCGCTGCCGCCAAGATCGGGTGCGTGTCGGTGATCGTTATTGCCCCGCGCGTCACTGCGCAGCTGGCGGTCCTGCTGCCAGCGCTGCTGGCCGTAATCGTCGTGGTTGCCGCCGAGGGGCTGCCGAACGTCAACCCCGCCCCCGACCACGAGTAGGTGAATCCCGATCCGGTGCCAGATACCGCGGCGGCGTAGTTCCCAGCAACGCCGACCGTCAGGGTGTTGGGGCCTGTGATCTGGACGCCCGTAAACGATGCGGCGATCGTGCCTGGCGCATCGGTCGATCCGATCGCTCCCTCAATGATCCAGTTTTCGGCCAGATCCCATCCGGCGCTGACGTTGCTGTACCCGTCGTCCCCTGTCGGCCAGTGCAGGGCCGTGACCGCGATGTTCCCGTCCTCCTTAAACGCCATCGATTGGACCTTGTAGGTAGTCTCGGTCCCGAACACGTCCGCCAGGCTGAACACGGATTGGCTGCGGCCAACGGCCTTTCCGCTCATCACCTGCAGCTGGGTCTCTTGGATCTGGCCTACCCCGTCCCATAGCAGCACGGGGTAAGAGCCATCGGCTAATGCTTCAGTGGCGGTAATCGTTCCATCGGAGAGAATCGCGCCATTCCGGGGGTTCTCATAGGCCACCGTCTCGACTGCCAGGCGGAAGCACCTGGCCGGGCTCAGCGTTGCCTGCTGCGGCACCGTATCGAAACTGACCTGATGTGTCACCAACCGCTTGAGCCTGGCCTTCAACTTCGCCACGTCGATCGCATGGGACTCGCTCGTACACCAGTCACTCAGGTCCAGTGTCTCCAGCGGTGCGGTCTCGCTCGTCCCGGCCTCCCTCACAGTGACCTCGCGGATGACGGGGAACAGTCCCCGGTTGCTGCCGTCTCCCTCGGCCCGGCGCTCCTCTCGCCACCGCACCGAGACCCGGCAGGGCTGGCGCTCGGACTGGTCCACATAGCTCAGCTTGAAGCTGCCAGCATTGATGTTCCCAAGGTTGAACAGGCCGGTGATCTCCTCTGGGGCGTCGAACACTACCGCCGGCTGCAGGTAGCTGACGCCGTTCCTAGTGACCAGATCCAGCAGGAACAGGGCGGCGGTGTCGTTGCCCCATGATCGGATGTTGACCGGCTGCTGCAGGGCTCCGTCGTAGAAGTAGCGACGATCCGCGGTCCACTGGGCTGCCGCTGAGAACGATGCCTCATCCACCTGCAGGGGGCTCAAGATAGACCCGACCCCATAGCGTTCGTTCCGCAGGCCAGCGGACAGCAGCTCGGGAAATGAGTGTGATCCGCTGATGCCATCGTTGACGTAAACGCTTAACTGACCCAGCTGGCTTCCCTCACTACTGCTGCGGATGTTGACCCCCACCAATGTCATGTCCTCGTAGCTGGGGATCGTTGGCGCCGTGTCGATCACGTTGACATAGGTGATCTCGTGCTCGGGGTCTGCGGTGCTGGCGGTGATCTCGTCGTAGACAAACTGCTCCGCCAGGCGGGCCCACTCATCGACGTAGTTTCCACCGTCAACGTTTGGCATTCCGATCCCGCCGCGCGTGTTGATCGTGCATGGCATCTGGAACGTCGACATTTGCCGTGGCTCGATTGTGCCCGGCACTCGGACCACGACCGACCCGTCGCCGAGGGTCAGCAGGGTGGACAGCCTGGCGTCGATCACCACCAGGTCGCCCGATGCCGCGCCGGTGCGCACCTCATAGCCGCTCACCGGGTCCATCCGCACCTCCCACCGCTGCCGCGTCGGGAACTCAATCCGCATAAATCCAAACTGTGCCTGCTGTGTGCTGCCTGCTGCCCCGAACAGCTGCGGCAGGGTTGACCAGCCGCTACTACTGCCGGCAATCCGGTACCGCACTCTGTAGAACGAATATCTCGTCTCGGTCTGCGTGATGGTGCCGCTCTGATAGATCGTCACCCGCAGGACCTGATTCGGCGGCAGGTAACTCAAGTTGATGTAGTCGCACGCACGCCCGTCAACCTCGGCGTAAGGCAGCGCGTCGCGCAGGTTCATCAGGCCGCTCACCTTGATCCCGACCGTCGAACGGATACCAATCTCGATTACCTGCGCCGGCTGCGGCACCGCCACCGTCGCCCGGGCCATCCGCAACACATGCGGCGCTGCGGTCCCTGATCTGATGCCGCTGGTGCCAGGGAAGTCGGCCGCACCAGCCTCGACGACCCTGAACGTCGCCGTCACGCTCACGCCTCCACCGATCGGCTGCTGATCCACGTCAGACCGGAACGTGTCATCAGATGGGCTCCTAGCGCTGCAGACGCACACTGCCGACCCGATCCGGTACATCTCCCCGACTATCAGCGCATCATCCCAGCTGCGCTGCCGGCCAGCGACCGCCGCGGCGATGTCGCCACGCGATTCGCTGTAGTCCCCAGATCCAAAGGTCAGGTTTGCTTCGGTGCTGGCGTCAATCAGCAGGTCGAGTTCGTCATCAAGGAGTAGGGCATTGTCTACCACCGGGCTGCCCCCACGCCGGTGGGCCACCAATCCCGACCGGCTGGCGCTGATCGCATCGCTTTTCGCTCGCTGCGCCGTAGCTGCATTGTCGCGGCTGCAGACGATTAGCCCATAGCCCTGCTCCGTCAGCGCCTTATCCCGTGGCGTCTGGATGTTCGCCTGAGTGATCGGCCTGATGCTCGGGTTCACCCGGTACGCCAGGCCATTGCCAATTGGGCTGTAGACCCCGAACTTCGTCTGTGTCGAGGGCGTGTAGCTGTAGCACGTCGCAGGAACCCACTCGTTATTCAGTCCTCGCACCTGGAACACATCGCCTGCACCGACCGCCTCGGCATTTCCAGGATCGTTGGCCGCCAGCCGCCCGGCGATTCGATCGCTTGATCGGATGCGCCCGCCGCCAGGGCGGAGGTAAAGGGTGACGCGGGCCGACTGCTCACCCGCTGCACCAAAGTCGTAGCTGGACAGCAGGTTCTCCCCGAATGCGAACTGCTCAGGGTCAATGCCGGCCACCGAGGCCTCCCCAACCAGGTAGACGGCCCGCAACATCTGGCTGCCGCCCAGGCTAACCATCTGGGACCACAGCAGCGGACAATTGACCCGCAGTCCGCCGTAGGTCACCCCGTCAATTGTCTCGCGGTGCGCCCAGATCACAGGGATGGTGGTCCCGAGCTCGACGGTGTTCTGATTGCTGCTGATCCCGGCCCTGGCGCCGAACTCGGTGCGGCTGACCAGCTGTTGCCCCTGCTGCTGCTCCTGCCGCAGCTCGCCGGGTCGGGATCGTGTCGCTTGCTTCAGTCGCGGCCGCGGCGTCAATAGGTAGGCGGCGGCTGACAGCGCGGCGCTGACTGCAAGGTTAATCAGAAGCGGCACGACCAGGAGCGCCACCGGCCCTTGCGCTGGCCGCTGTCGGCTGTAGCGCTCCTGGGCCAGCTGAAACTCCCGATACTGATCCTCTGACAGTCCCAGCGCTCTCATGATCTGCCGATCGATCGGCAGCAGCAGTCGATGACGGGATCGGCCGAGCATCAGAACCTCGTGTCTCCAGTCGGTGGCAGAGCGCCTACCAGCGCCTGAGTCAGCACGCGTCGAGGCCAGTCGCCGCCGATCGCGTCCAGCGGGCTTCCCAGAGTCAGGCTGACCTGCTGCAGGTCATGGGCGTAGCCGGTGACGGCGTAGGTGTCAATCATCTGAACTCCGGTCTCATCTAGTGTTACGGGATCCAGCCAAACGGTATGCACCTTGGCGATCCATAGATCATCTGCTGCCTGCTTCCACAGGTTCAGGCCCAGGGTGTTGGCGGCGAACACCAGCACCGCTTCGGCATTCGGAAATCCCAGGTCAACGGTGGCGCCGGAGTATTGGAACCCGGCGTAGATGTAGGACGTGCCCTCGTAGTCCCTAGGGCCGTCGCCGTGGAACTGCTGGAACGCGTACCCCGTCGCGGCACCGTCACGCGTCAGGAACTCGACGTAGACACCCTCGGCGATGTCGTGTTCCATCAGAACCCCGCCGACCGGCGAGCCGCCGGGCTGGCCTGAAGTGCCCGCTGCTGACGAGCAACCGCGCGGGTCGCCACCGCGTTAGCCATGGCCTGGGCCTGAGCCACCGTGATGTATTCCTGATCGTTGATGCGGGTAGTCTCGAGGAGGACCCGCATGGTTGAATCAGGCCCAGCGGCTGCGACCGCTGCGGCACGGGTGGAGGATTCCATCCTGGCGTTCTCGACCAGTCGCTGGACCACCGCATCGGTCCGCTCAAAAGCTGATCCGGCAGCGCCAGGCACGCCCGGGATGCCTGGATACTGCCGTAGGGCCACCGGTATACGCCGACCATCGGGCAGCGGCACAAACGCCTCAGCGCCGGCCCCATCGCCATAGATCGCCGCCTGCGGGGCCATGGCAATCGCACCCTGCGCATAGCTGCGCAGCGGTACCGGGCCCTGTGGGGTCATGATGCCACCGTTGGCGAAGCTGAACGACGCGGCTGGCAGGGGCCCGGCGAATGACATGCCCTGCGATGGACTGTACCCGAATCCAATGGCAGCCGCGGCTCGGTCGAGATCAGGCATGAAATCGCCGCCGGTGAAGCCCCTGCCCGGCAGTGCATTGATCCCCGGCGCGATCGGCGCAATGCCGCGTCCTCCGATGCCGCCGATCGCGTTGACAATCGGCGTGATGACCGCGATCTGCAGAAGCTGCTGGGCAATGTCCTGCAGCACACCACCGGCGATGCTTCGCAGACTGGCGCCCCAATTCTCGGTGCCCTGTTTCGCCAGGTTGAACGCTTGCGACAGTCCCTGCCCGATCGACTGGGCCAGGGTGCCGGCAATCTGGTTCTGCTCCTGCAGCAGCTCGTTCTGCTGCTCGTAGAAGCTGATGATGTTCCCCTGCAGGTTCAGCTCTGACTGCTGCCAGGATTCGGACGCTTGGGTAGATTCGATCTGCGCGAGCTGTCTCTCAAGGTCCAGCCGCCTGGCGGCCATGTCGGCATCGGTTGCGTTGATGCGCTGGAGCATTGCGGCAGGATTAACCATCCCTTCAATCTCATTCGTCAGGTTTTGGTATGTCTTGAACTCGTCGTACGCAAATTCGGCGCGAAGTCTTTGACTCTCGCTGATTGCATTTGCTATGTTTCGCTGCAGTTGAAGCTCTGTGGTGTATTGCTGTGCATCATACATCTCTTGATCCGCTTGCTGCGCGAACTGTGCTTGCGCTTCGGCGCGTTGTCTGGCAAGATTTGCCTGCTCTTGGGCTTTACTTGCTGCTATGTCCGCTGCTTGGTTGATGACGCTCTGTTGAGCATCAAGTCGATCAGAAGGCCTGCCTTTTGTCACATCTCGAAGGTGTCCAATGGTGAACGATCCACCAGGGCCGCTGATGCTCATTCCACGCCCGAGCGCACCTCTGATGCCAAGATCGGTTCCCGTATAGCCCGGCTTAAGCGTGAACCTTGTCGCAGGCATAGGGAAGTCAATGCCTGGATAACCATGGCCAGCATAACGACGCGTACCGACTTTTGGCTTTTCACTGCCAAACTCAATCGCCTTATAAACAAGATCAATGGCCCGTGATTCGCTAATTCCAGGCCCGAACTGAGCATGAAGATGAGCGCCAGTAGACCTGCCACGACTGGGTCCACTCTGATCGCCACCCGTAACACCACCGAGAACAATCGGCTCGCTGTCTCTTTTATCTTGCTGAGTCGCCAGCCTTGCTCGCTGAGCCGCCAGCCTTTCCATCCTCGCCCGTTCTTGCTCGGCTAGCAATTCACGAGACACTGGGCCCCGAATCATCCTGCCGGTTACCGCGTCATACGTCTCCCCAAGGGTTCCTGTGTAAGTCAGATTACCACCCGCCGCCTTGAGTCGCCTTGCACCCGTAGCCTTTTGCTCTATGTCTTTAGCGCCCGTAATAGTCCTGAGAAACTTAACGCTTTCGTTGATGGCGCTTAGGTAGGGAATGGACTTTAATGCCTGCTCCGTCATAAACTTATATCCACTTCCAAGGCTCTCTGCTAGCTTGGCAGATTGCGGAAATACTTTGGCCAACTCTTTCTGATAGCCTAGGAGAATAGCGGAAGCATCGCCAACTCCGGTGATCGCCTCAGTCAATCCTCTCATCCCGCCAATCACTATCGGTCCAAATAGCTTCGAGATCTCCGCGCCGGTGTCGTTTGCCGCATTCTTCAAATCAATCATCGCCTGCTCGGCGGTGTTGAACTGTGTATTCAGCTTCCCGAGCTGCTCGCCCTTCAGCCGTTGCATAGCCCTCAGCACCACTTCGGTTGTCACCTTGCCCTCGGCCGCAAGGTCTTTCAGTGCGCCGATGCTGACGCCCATCTCCTTCGCAATCGCCTGCGCCACCAATGGCGCCTGCTTACGGATTGATAGCAGCTCCTCACCCTGCAGCACCCCGCTGGCAAGGCCCTGCTTCAGCTGGATCATCGCATTGCTCGTCTCCTCCACGGTTGCTCCGCTGTTCCGTGCCGCCGCAGCGAATCCGATCAGCGTGTCCTCGAGCTCCCTCAACGTGATACCGGCCGGCCTCAGGCTGGCATAGAGATCGGCAAACGACTGCTGCGATTCTGCGGTGCTCATCCGCAGCGTACTGGCGATCCGGGCCGCTGCCGCCTGCGCCTCGTTGTACTCCCCATACTGATCAGTCAGTGCCTTAAGCCGCACCTGCGCTGATTCAGCGCTCGCGCCAGCGCTGGCAATCCCCGCCACCGCAGCTCCCGCGGCAAGCTGAGGCGCGATCCGCGCCACAGCGCCCGCCGCAAGGCCTGCCAGTCCAAACCCACCACCCACTGCCGGCGCCGCGCCGCGGGTCGCGCGCATCGTCTGCTGCAGCTGATTCTCGACCCGCTCTAGGTCCTGAGTCAGGATCCGAAACTTTCGACTGCCCAGCTCGGCCTGATCCCTCAGCTGACCCAGCGCCGTCGCCTGCAGCCTCAGGCTGTTGATGCTGTCCCTCCC